TTATTTACCGTTATATCCAAGTGTTTCCATTGCAGCTCTAGGTGAAGTCTCCTCTGCAAGTTTCATATACTCCTCAACAGTTGCATTCTTCACAAGAAAGTTTACCCATGTTTTCCAAGGTTTGTAACCGTATTTAAAACGGGCAACAAACGCAGGCATCAGTTTACCTTCCCAACTAGGATGAGCATTCGGATGTACATCCATCATCATTCTAGCACCTTCAAAGTTACCTTTGTACATTAAGTACATACCGTCCCAATTGAATTCTTCTTTCACAAATTTAGTCATAATATATCCTCTCTTTTTTCACTCTATACTTACAGTATACATGTTTTCATAACAAATGTCAAGGCTTATTTTCCTATAATCCAGCGAATTTTGCCAGTAACCATAACATCACAAAAACGAACACACCGAACCATATTAATGATTTTAACATATATTATCCTCTTTCTATTGCTTGAATTAACTTTCTTTTGATAGTCACCAGACTATCCTCGTTTGCTTGGTATCTAATACCAATACCACCCTTGGTAATCCACCTTGTAATATTGTCTGGTTTATCATCAATCAATATATTTGGTGTACCATCAAGTCTGTTTGTAGCATACTTTTCTTTTTGTCCAGTAAAGATAATGTTCTGAACTTCTGGTAAATAACCCATTCTGGTTAACCATACTCTCTTCCAATATGCAGAGTTGTCCCTGTCACCTCTTAGTGGTGAAGAACATATACCCCAATCGTCACCAGCAACTGTCTGTACAAATTCGACTAGTTCGTCTGATGTTGGGTATTTCTCTAATGTATTGAAAAAGTCAGTACCTTGCAATTCTGCAATGGCCATCTCTTTATTTGGAATTTCTTTCCAATGTTTCTTATCAAACTTCTTGGCGAAACCGTCAAAGAAGTCTGCAATCACACCGTCCATATCTAAATAAATTGTCATTTTCACTCTTTCTTTTTTCATCATATACACATAGTATACATGTTTTTATAACAAAAGTCAAGGCATTTATAGGCGAAAAAACCCTTGAAAAACAAGGGTTTTCTGCATTACTGTAATTTAGGGGGTGTTATTTGCGTGCTTTTTTCGCTAATTCTTGCGAAATCCACCTTTTTGCGATGTGATTGTTCACCTTTTTGCGAACTAATACCATGATGCGTTTCCATACTTTAGAGAATATGTCCTCACCAGCATCATTATTGTCTACGATGACAAAGTTAGAGTTACCAAACAACCTCTGGAATTTACCGATGTTCTTCTGAACCTCTTTCCACATCTTTTCAACTTCTTTCTCTGGTAGTGTACGTTTACGTTGTGCATTACGTTCCTGTGCCGTATCCAAAGATGTATTAACGAATATCATATAACAGTCATATCCTAAACCTCTGAGCATTGACACTTGTTTGGATATCTTATCGTAATCCTTACCAGTACCGTCAATGATATGTCCCAAACGTCCTTCAATGTAATTAGATTGCATTGTCTTGACTGTCTTTTTCGCTTTAACACGAGTGTCTTGTCCCAAGTCTGAGTAGATATCCTCTGGTGTAGTATCTAGTCCTACATCCTTTAACATCTTCTCATAGACATCATCACTGTTAACAATCTTCATTCCAAGTCCACCAGTTGTTCTACGAACAACATAAGACTTACCACTACCAGGCCCCCCTGCTAGAAAGATTGCTTTAAATATATTCGGGTCGTAGACGCCCTCTTGTAGTTCTGCGAATGTTTTCATTTTTTATTCCTAACAACTCATTGACTTTTTGAGAGTATAATTCTTCATAATATTTATCATCTTTTGTAGTCTCAATTTCATTTCTCCTGCTTAACTGTTTTTGGAAGTGCATTTTCTGAAGTCTGTTTTTGAGTTTTGCTGTCATTGTTGTCCTCGTTAAATTTATAAGTTAAAAGTCTGCATAACGAATCGAGTTGTTTGATAGGCCTCCTTTCCTGTTAATATGTTACATCACTAGAGTCCTCAGCACCAGTTGGTACGAGAACATCTATTGGGTTTCCACCGTCTTGATGGGTAACACCATATGATGATAACGGTTTAATTGCTGTGTCACGAATTACTTCCATGTGACAGTGGTGTTTATATACACCGTCACCTCGTGTAAATTCGTGTTTTAATTTTGATACAAGATAACGCCCACTATATAGAGGGTCACGTTCATCCTCTGCAAGCATTCCTTGGTTTCTCATGTCGATACCAACCATATCTCCAGCTTGTAAAGATGTATTACCAGGCACTTCAATTCTTAATGTGATTGCAGAGTCGATTGCACTAAATCTACCCATACGTCTTTGTAACCATATATCTGTACCACTGTAGTCGTATTGTCCATCGTGTCTAGCAGAGTATAACCCATTAGGCGCCTCTCTGTCAACAGCTTGCATATATGTTTTTGATTGGTCGTAATCTGATAATCTATTACCATAATCATCTCTTGCTTGTGAACCTAGTGGTGCATTCTGTGAACCATATAGATTAAACTCATCTACATGCTTATCTTCTGCAAAGTCATCAAAATAATTATAGTTATGATTCTCTACTGTCTTGTTAACCAAGTCAATCATAAGAAGATTAGAACCGTACATACCCTTTCTCATGTTCATCATTACATTTGTCGAGGTCATAAGGCTGTAACTAAGAATGTTTGTTAATGTTGTATTAACTTCTGGTTTCTTATGTCCTTCGGGTAGAATATTTGGCGTTTCTTCCTTAAATACAAATCTAGGATTTTTCGTGTCCATCATACTGTCGATAGTTCTGAACCAGTATCCTTTAACAGTTTCATAGAATAAGAATGTCGGTGCATAGTTGTTTTCTCTGGACAGACATCTTCTTGCTACACTGTTAATGAAATCAAATGGACGCATACTAGGAGAAACAAACTTAAAGTTGTTTGTTGTTTCTTCATAGTAGAATTCTTTCTTAGAGTTGAGTAAGTCCTCATCTCTGAATATCTTCTTTATAATCTCAATAGATGGTTCACCACTAAATGCTTGTGTTACTCTAATACGATTAGAACGTACTGCTTCTGGTGTTGTGAATGATAGTGTGTATGCATTAGTATTGTCATTAATACTAACTTTACTAGAAACCTTGTATATGTAAAGAGGTGTGTCGGTGAAATCAATTGCCATTGTACGAGAATTGTCATCATCCTCGTTTGGTGTAACAATTCTAAGTTTTAGTTTCTCTTGTCCAATGATTGGAAGATTGGTAAGTAGATTGTTAGTATCTACAATTGAAATGTCACCAGTAAGTGCATTTTTGAATATATCTTCGTATATGTTTACTGATGCAAATTGGTCTTTTAAATCTAGTACTGCACCACTTGCCGCATAGATTTCGCAGACTTCAATGTGATATTCACCAGCGTACTGCATAGTCGCCATGTCTATCTACCTATAATCGTTTCAAACTCTGCTCGTACTTTAGCAATGTAGGATGGTTGGATTAGTCTTATTTTTCTTTTAGATTCCAATAGTCTTTCCTCATATTCATAATTTGTTATTGCTGTTGCTCCAGCAGGAATTGTCGTTGCAGAATCGTTTGGAAGTTCAATAGTAAATGTTGTATCACCAGACTCCTGTGTGTATTCGTAATGATGAATATCATCTACATTACTATACTTAGACGCTACATGTTTTTCAAATCTATCAACTGACATTGGCCAATCTGTGTAGATATCTTTGATGTTATTTGCTATGAGAACAATCCAGTGTAGATTTGCATCACCATAATAGTCATATGCAATCTGTTCTGGTGTTGAACCATCTGGTACATCATAGAAATCAAAATTAACAAAGTTTGCTAATGAGGAATCATTGAAATTTACTCTACGAGTTATATCAGTCATACTGTGTAGTATACCATCGCCCTTAACATCTACCTGTACTGTTGGAAACTTTCTAAAATACATATATTAAAATCCTCTTGCAACTTTTTCTTTGGTAACAATATCCAATTCTTTGAACGTCAATGTTAGTTCAGTTTCAGTTGGTTGATTGTCTTTAAAGAACTGTGGTCTATCTCCACCAAATTTAACATCAACTGCTTCGAGTGCAGATGTACCAATTTTGTGCAAATGTTCTTCGGGATAGTATTGAATATCAAATGTAGATGGTGCTTTAAGAGTTCTACCTAACATGTCATCTGTAAATCCAGGCATAGAGTGATATCTGAATAAAGTTACAATTTCTTGGATTGCACTTGCTTCTTCTGGTGAACGTGGAAGTAGTCTAAATGTGAACTGAAAAGAACGTCTATCAATACCCTCAAACTTCATCTCTGTTCTATTGTTTGTAGTCTCACCAGATGCGATTGCTTTTGCAGCGACAGCACCTGTTGCACCTGCTCCTTCTAGTGCTTTTGCAACTGTGTTACCACCTTCTTTTTTAAGAGTATCAGCAACTGAACCAAGGTCGATTTGTGATAATCCACCAGATACCGTGTTATAACTTGCAATTGCACCAGCAACTAAAAGTCCAATTTCTGCTTCACCATAGTTTGCTTTTTGTGATACTTGAATTTGATTGGGCATGTATAATGTAATCGAACCAGATGCTCTTACTGTTGGAGCTCTTTCGACTGTTCTACTTCTTTTATCAGAATGAACAATTTCATTTATCACCATCCCACCAGGCCCGTTTGCAACAGCTCTAGTGTTTGGTATTGCACCACCACTAATTGATGCCTTTGCATCTACCTGTTCATTGATAAAAAATTGAACATAGTGGTCACTTCTGGACATATGCCCTACATCCATTGGGTATTGTAAGTTACCAGCACGTGAATTGCCACCACCACTGAATAATCTACCCACTATACTTTCTAAGTTTGCCATATAAATAATCCTACAAGAATTCGTTCTTTAAAGTATTTATAAGGTTTGACATGGCATATAGTGGAAGATACGTCCCAATTAATCAAAAGAAATATAAAGGTGACGTAGATAAAATAATTTACCGTTCCCTATGGGAAAGACGGTTTATGGTGTATTGTGACAAAAGCACATCTATCCTTGAGTGGGGAAGTGAAGAAGTCATCATACCATATATATCACCCCTAGATGGTAGACGCCATCGGTATTTCCCCGATTTCTATATTAAGGTAAAACAGAAGGATGGTTCTATCAAAAAAATCATCATTGAAGTGAAACCCAAGGCACAGTGTGGCCCACCAAAACCCCCTAAACGTAAAACACCACGATTTATCAGTGAAGTCCGTACATGGGGTGTAAACCAAGCAAAGTGGGAGTCTGCAATAGAATGGTGTAACGATAGAAACATGGAATTCAAGATTTTAACTGAAGACCACTTAGGTTAACTGTATAAATAGAGGTATGACAGATGCAGTTGACAAGATAGTTGAAAAAGCAGGGGGTAGAGATTTATCTATCCGTTGGTTTAGAAAGCAAGTAAAAGAACTTGGAGACATAAATCCAAGGGAACAACTCCGTGAGGGTAAGTTAAAAACTCGCCCAGTATTCGGTAAGATGAATTTCTTCATGTACAGTCCCAAATATAAAGATGACAAAAATGTACTTCCTTACTATGATAGATTTCCTCTTATACTACCAATAACACCTGTCGGTGCAAATAATGTATCTGAGGGATTTATGGGATTAAATTTTCATTATCTATCAGTACCAATGCGTGTGAAATTATTGAACGTGATGGCAGAGTATGCCAATGGCCCTATGGACGAAAGTACTAGAATCAAATTAACATGGAATAGAATTAAAAGAAATAGAATGGTTCAACCAACAATTAAAAGATATCTTATGGATCATGTAAAACCACCATTTCGTATTATTAATGCAGATGAAATGATGATTGCGGTTTTGTTACCAGTACAAAGATTCAAAAGAGCAACCGAAAGCAGAGTGTATGCAGATTCTAGAAGAATGGTTAATACTCCAAGGAGACCAAGTTAATGGCTGAAAATAAATTTGAAGAATGGTTAGCATCCATGATGAAGGGTGGACAAGCACGCCCAAATAGATTTGAGTGTAATATCAATTTCCCTGCTGCAATTAAAGCAAATATGGTATCACAACTTCCTAGAGATTTTACTTTTCGTATTAACAGTGTATCCTTTCCAGGCAAGAACATTCGTACAACTACAGACGAAAACATTTATGGCCCTTCTTATGAAGTTGCACAAGGGTTAACATACGGTGAAGAAATTTCAATTGAGTTTTATCTAAGAAATACACATGAAGAAAGATGGGTGTTTAATTCTTGGCAAGACTATATTGTTGCACCAGATTCATATAATGTAGAATATTATAGAAACTATGTTGCAGATATAGAAGTATATCAATTAGATGAACAGAATAATAGAACTGCTGGAATAAAGATTAAGAACTGTTTTCCTAAAACATTGAATGCAATTGAAATGAGTAACGAAACTGCTAGTGCGTTATTAAAACATACTGTAGGATTTTCATTTAAAGAATGGATACCATTACAAGCACAAGGAGATATTGCATCTGGTAAAGCAACGTGGGTTGAATATCCAGAGTATAAAGAAAAGGTTGTTACAAGAAGAGGTGCGCCTTCACTTGGTTTTGGTGTTGGTACACCTAATTCTACAAGGTTTCCAAACACAAGTAGACCAGTTGGTGCAGCATTTAATGACAAATTCCCAGGCCGTGAGAAAGGTATCTTTGAGGATGCTGGTAAAGCATTCAATGACGTATTGGCTGCAAGAGATAAGGTTGTGTTTGCACAACAAAAAGTTTTGGCGTTCAGAAATTTCTTTAAAGGAATAACTAAGAACCCAATAAGTAATCTAGGAATCGGAAGAGGACTAAGATTTTAATCATCGTAATGTAAATAGGAGATAATTATGGCATTACCAAAACTCGCCTCGGCGAAACATGAGTTGACGTTACCATCGAATGGTGAAAAAGTGGAATTTCGTCCATTCCTTGTAAAAGAAGAAAAACTTCTTCTAATGGCACAAAGTGCTGGAACTGAAAAAGACCAAATCAGAGCAATTAAAGATATTATCAATAATTGTACATTTGGAAAAGTAGATGCAAATACACTACCTTTCTTTGATTTGGAATATGTGTTCTTACAACTTCGTGCAAAATCTGTTGGTGAAAAAACAAAGATTTCTGTTACTTGTCCAGATGACAAGAAAACAAAAGTACAAGTTGAAATAAACCTTGCAGATATTAAGTGTGTTACTAATGTTGAACATAACAATAAAATTGAATTGGGTGACGGTATTGGTATTATGATGAAATACCCTATGATTGATATCATGGCAGCACAAACTGATAAACCAGAAGCTGCATTTGAAATTATCAAAAATTGTGTAGATTCAATCTATGATGCAGAAAATGTCACTGACAGAAAAGACATGGATGAGAAAGAATTAAATGAATTTATCGAATCTATGACACATGAACAGTTTGAGAAAATGAATAACTTCTTTACTACGATGCCTCGTGTTAAAGAAGAAGTGAAAATAAAAAATCCAAATACTGGTGTTGAAAGTACTGTTGTACTTGAGGGGATGGCTAGTTTTTTTTAGTCGCCCTCTCTCATAATTCATTAGAGAATTATTTTAAAACTAATTTTGCTTTAATGAAACACCATCAGTTTTCTTTAACTGAAATTGAAGATTGGATGCCGTGGGAGAGGGAAGTATATGTTACCTTACTCTTGCAGTATTTGGAAGAGCAACAAATGAAGGAACGCCAACGTGCGGCGAACCGTAAACATAAATAATAATAGAGGGAGAGACTATTATGGCAGAAGAAGAGGTTAAAAAAGCAACACACCATCCAGCAGATACTAATGGGGATGGTAAAGTATCAGATGAAGAGCATGCAATGTATATGGAGTTCAAAAGAAAAGAACTTGAAGATAACGATGCCATGCGTGACGCTCAGCGTTCAATGACATGGTTTGCTTTATTTGGATTATTGTTATATCCATTTGCAGTAGTAATTGCATCACTGATTGGATTAGATGAAGCACAAAAAACATTAGGTAGTATGGCTCCAACATATTTTGTTGCAGTTGCTGGTATAGTTGCAGCGTTCTTCGGTTCGCAAGCATACACAAAAAAGAAGTAA